AACGCCAGCGGCCCGGCAACTTGGCTTGGTTGGCTTTCGCCTCCGTCTGTCCGGTGTCCATCCACCGCGCACCAGTGCATTGATTGGAGGCCGGCTGCCGCTGACTTGCAAGGTCGAGACGCTGTTAGGCGACTCCACCGACAGCCGACCATTGTTCATTCCCCCTCCACCTTGCGCAGTTCGTCGAGGGCGATATTTATTCGGTCCGTAAACACCGGCTCGTTCCTGGCTATTTCGCACACCTTCGCCTGTGCGCGGATGAGGGCGATGAGTTCGTCACGCGCCTTCACGGAAAACCAAGAGTAGTCCCGCAGCGTCGCTATGGCGTCTTCTGCTTTCATCGCCCCTCCACCTTGGCGAGTTCGTCCAATCGAGCGCGCAGGAGACTCGTTGTATTCACCTGCCCCGACTCGCCATAATCCCACGCAAACAAAAACCTCGCCGCCTCGCACACGCTCGCCTGTGCGCGGATGAGGGCGGCAACCTGAAAGCCAGCCTGCGGGTCTTCAAGGTCACAGTCGTGCTGTTCTTCAGCCCAGCGGGCGGCTTCTTCAGCGTTCATTTCTTCATCGCCTCCGCGGTGAGGTCACGTTCTCGCTCGGCTTCCATTCTGCAATCCGCTGCCAGTTCGAGCCACGCCCGCAGCGCCGCTTCCAGCTTCTCGATGCGCTCACGAACTTCACCTTCCCAACTGCTTCTGTAGAACTTCTTGTAGTCTTGCAGTTCTGCCTCCAGCTTCTTGAGGCGATCCCGCTCGATCTGAACGGTGGCCTGCCAGCCGGCCTCGGACAGCTCCAGCTCGCGGACGCGGAGTTTTGATTCAGCAAAGGCAATTTCTAACCCGCCAATGACTCGCTGTAGTGCCTGTATCGTGGGGTAGGACTGCGCTTCCACCGGAACCCCGCACTCGCAGGTCGGGCAGTGGGGGGGTTCGCGATGTTCTGGCTTGTGAATGTAGTTAGCCTCGATGTGCTTGTCATACCAACAATGCCAGCACAACGAGGGGTCGTGAGAGAAATTGCCCTCCTGGTCCGGGAATACCGCAAGTCCGCATCCGCTGCACGCCATGCTCATCGTTGCAGCCTGTGCGCCATTGCGGTAACTCTCCGGCTGATGCGCTCGGCGTCGGCTTTTGTGAGAGCGGTTCCGAACTGCACATTCCACAAGCGCCACCAGGCCGGGCGAACGTGATCCTTCGGCACTGGAAATGCCGGCGGCAGCAGGTGCTTAAGGCGCGCACTGCTCACGGCAACGGCTTTCCTGGTGCCGCCGGCAAAGTCTGTGGCCTGCCGAGCCGGTGGAGCACCTTGTCGGTCTCGCGGCGGGCGGTGCGGATTTTCGGACTGATGTCGCCAATGGTCGCGGCCAGCCACAGACCGAGAACGTGGCGTACCGCTGCGGCTGTCGTCACCGATTCCATCTCGTAATTGACAGATACGAGTTCGTCCGGCATCACGGCGCGCACTCCAGCGCCAGAATGGCGTCGCGCGTCCGTTCCGGCGCCACGGCGCCCTGGTCATCTGCCCACAGCCAGGCCCGATCGCAGCGTGTCACGGCCGAGGCCGGGCCGCCCGGCGCGGCAACCGGCGATATCGCGCGATTGCCGAACACGCCGCGGACGATTCCGTACAGCGCCCATCCGGCGCGCGCCGTCATATGGAGTTTATGCGTGGTGCGCAGTTCAGCGCCGGCCTGATAGCAGCCCCACAATATATCGCCCTCGATGAGCGCATCGGCCTGCGGTCGATAGGCGTATCGCCACTCGCATGGCGCGGCGGGCAGCGGCGTTGCGACCGGATAGGTGATGGTCACTGCGCGTATCTGATAGCTGCCGCCCGGCGGGCGCCCGGCGGCTACGTCGCGCGGCCAGCCAAATACGATCACGTTGTCGATCGGCGCCCACCAGTCCCGCGGCGTCGCGAACAGCATGAGTCGCTCGACATTATCGTTGGCCGATACATTGACCGGCAGCACGTTAAGCACGGGATTGCCGTTGATGGCGATCGTCGCCTCGCCGGCGGTATCCCAATCGACGGCAGTCACGCCGAGCACCACGGTCGCGGCCGGGTCCATCATTTGCGAGCGCGTCAGCGCGTAGGTGCCAGGGGCAATGCGCAACGTCGCCGCGTCGATTTGATCCGCCGCCGCGCCCGTCCTGGCCCACAGCAGCAACATGGCAAGAAAAAACAGGATCAGCATGCCGATGACGTCCAGCCATTCGCGGTGCATATCAACCTCGCTTCGGCCAGCGCGCGCCGGTAATGATCGTCTGCAGATATTCCGCATTGGGCACCTGTGCCAGCGGCGGGCGCGCGCCATAACCGTACAGCCAGAACTCCTCGCGCTGGTTTAGCAACGTGGTTTCATTCGGCACCAGCACCTCGACGCCGAGCGCGCGAGTCAGTCCGACCCAATATTCGGCATTGGCCCGCTCAGCTTCGCGTGCAGTCTGTCCGGGGAATGTGTAATCGGCGCCGAACAAACCGACGCGCTCCACGCCGATCATGGCCGCGTAACCGAGAATCCAAGGCAGCGAGTTCTGCACGTAGCGGCCGACCTGCAGTCCCATCTGTACAACGCCCTTTACGTCAGCCGCCATCTGCTCCGCGGTCACGCCTCGAGCCGCCAGTATTCGCGCACCGATCCATAGCCACAATTCGCTGGCGGGATAGGCGTATATCTGCGCGTTGCGGTACATCGCCAGCACGTCCTCGTCGACGATCGCCGTGATGATCGGCGCATCGAAGTCGTCGATGTCGCGGCGGTACTCGTCGGAGCGTCGCCCCTCGCCGACCAGGTCGTCCATCACGAACGCGAGATCGCAGCGGATCGTTCGCAATCCCTTGTTGACGGTCCACACCTCATCGGGTTTGCCATGTGCTCGGTCATACGTCCAACTGCCAGCGTGCCATTGCATCGAGCTCGGGCCGAGCGCGACCACGGCCACGCTTTTCGGCCGGCGGCCGGTCGGATGCTGCCAGGCGCCGAGCGGCGGTTCACCCGCCTGGCGGCAGGTCGCCGCGCTCGGCCTTTTTGCGGCGTCGCTGTTTTTGTCGTTCCGCGAACCTGTAGCCTTCATGCCACTGCACTCCCCGTTCTTGATCATACTCTGCCGGCGGCCCCGCCTCGCCCGTCACCGCCGCCATCAATCCGCGCAGCCAGGCGCCGCGTAATTCGCAGGCCCGGCACGTCATCGCGTCTGCACATTGCGCCGCCCGCCATGCTCGACGCGCTCTCTCCGCGCGTCCTGCCATCCCTGGCGGAATGCGGTCACATATTCGTGATCGTGCAGGTTGACCGGCTCCGAGTTCTGCCCGCGCAAAAACGCGCGGTAGCCGGCCCGATAGGCCCGCAGCGTCTGGCGTGTCTTCACACAATCACCTTGATGGCCGCTGCAGCAAGCCTGTCGTTGATCGCCCGTAGTGCTTGGCGCGTATTTGGCATCGCGCAGAACGTCAGTTCGCGCATGGCAATGGCGAGGCAGTCTTTCAGGATTTCATTGTGCTCGGTAAGCCGACGCGCCGCCATTGCGCCGTGGTCGGTCGTGTGTGGCGCGGCACTCATCCGAGCACCCGCCGCAGTTGCTCGAAATCGACATGCCCGGTCTGGTAGCGCAGGACGCGCCAGCCGAGCTCGACGGCCAGGTTGAGTTTTTCCATGTCGCGGAGAAAGCCCGCGCCGCGCGTGTGCCGACCACGCGTCCATACGCCGCCATCTTCCTCGAGGGCGACTTTCCGGTCCGGCCACGCCCAGTCGAATCGGAATTTGCGTTGTTCGTGGAACCGATACTCCGGGTGCGGGCACGGCAGGCCGAGCGCGCCGCAGGTCATTGCGAACGGCGCGGCCCTCACCGGCGCACCATATCGCGCAGCCGCGCTTTCACGCCGATCTGGATCTCGCACCATTCGGCCGGCGTTGGCGGCAGCTCGCGCATTTGTCGGGCAATCCGGTTTTTTTCGATGATCAGTTGCGCCAGGCTGGCGTCACTGACCGGGCCATACGCCATCAGGAGATCGCGCATGATGCGATTCAGGCACGCCGTCCAGTTATCGACGCCCGTATCCGGGCTGCGGGTGTCCGGTGTCCGGTAACGCGTCCATGCGGCTGCAGCGGCCGATTCGGGCAGCGCGTCAGTGTTTCGCGGCATGGCGTGGCCCGGTTGGCGGATCGCGACTGATCCAGTTGCGCCAAGCGCGCAGCCAATCGCTGCGGCCGGTTTTAAATTCGTGGTCGCAGAATCTTTCAGTCTCGCGACGGATGAACTCGGGCGTATAACCCTGCGATAAAGCCCACTGGTAGTCCTGGTCCGGCACCTTGAAATTTTCCGGCACGAAATGGGCAAGCGCCCTGCGGCGTTTTGCGCCGTTCATTTGTCGGGCGGGCGCGGGCGCGTCCGGCGCAGCCGGCGTGCCTTCTCCCTCTCTGGACTCTCCCTCTCCCTCTGTCTCTGTCTCTGTCTCTGTCTCTGTCTCTGGTGCATCATCGTGATATCGCCGCGATATCACCGCGATATCATCCTGTATCAGCCAGTGTGATAGCCTTGATAAACAGGCGGTTACGGTTTTCTCCGGCATCCTGAGCCGAAACGCCAATTTATTGTCGGATGGCAGCCTGCCATCGTCGTCACTCGCGATCAACCATAGCATCGTGAGCACCTTCGCATCATCGCCTTTCAGTCCGTGCCAGTCGGGATCATCGAGCAAATCCCGATACAGTTTCACCCACGGCGGGCGCCGGTCCTTGAAGTGCTGGAACCGCGTCCAGTTCTTCACCCGGTAGGCCACGCTCAGGCCGCCTCGAATAAGTCACGTTGCGATTCCCGGCCGCGCAGATGCCCGCAGGCCTGGTCAAAGTATTCGGCTTTTAACTCGATGCCGACAAAACGCCGGCCGAGCTCCAGCGCCGCTACACCCTCGCTGCCAATCCCCATAAAGGGGGACAGGACCGTATCGCCGGGATTCGACCAGAGCGTGATCGCACGCTTGGTCAGGTCGAGCGGCATCGGGCAGATATGTTTTTCGTCGTTCGGCGCGCGCTCGGCGTTCAGCACGTCGGTTTCGCGCGTATCGGTCCAGACGGGCGATGCCCATTCCTGCCACTGCGCGAGCGGGAAATCCTCGTGTGTGTGCGTGACGGGCGTCACCGTCGGATCGTCATCTGCCGCCCATTTGCGAAAGACAAGCAGATATTCGGCGAGTCCCTGGCGCGAGAATGACGAATCGGCGCGCAGTTGCTTGTAGAGCAGTCCGTGCGATTTCGTCTTCGTCATTTCGCGAACCGGGCAGCGCCAGATCGTCACCCTTGAGTGGAAGTTAAACCCCGCATCCTCATGCGCGCGGATCAGCATCCCGGGGAAATCCCGCAGGCCGGCGGTGCCACGCTGCGTGCGGTAGAAAACCAAGTCCTTGCAATGCACCGCCACGAGCCGACCAGGGCGCATGGTGCGGTAGAGTTCGGCGCAGAAAAGGCGTAGTGCCGCAGGAATTCGCCATCGTCCGTGCTGTTCCCCATATCGGCGCGCGAGTCGTTGTAAATATACAGGCCGCTGAAGGGCGGCGAGTAGACGCTGAAATCTAGCGTGTTCGGCGGCCACTGGCGCAGCACATCGACGCAATCGCCGTGATAGGCGGCGAAGGTCGCCCCGTGCGCATCGTTCAGGCAGCGGATTGCACCCATGCAGGTAATCTCCCAAGGTGTTGTGGATCGTAATCACGGATCGCAGCGCCAGCGTGCCAGACGGCGCGCTGCATGGCCGCGGTCATCGCGGTTTTCATGGCTTTATGGTCCACCGCCTTGCGGTCGATCACATCGGCAATCTGCTGTTCGCCATCGCCGACAATGACATGCGCCGTGACCGCTTCTGTCTGGCCGAATCGCCAGCAGCGCCGCACGGCCTGGTAATATGCCTCATAGCTGAAGGTCCGGCCGGCGAAAATCATGGTGCGGCAATGCTGCCAGTTCAGCCCGAATCCGCAGATGCTCGGCTTTGTGATCAGGATGCGGGCCTCGCCGCTGGCGAACGCGCGGAGCAGCTCTTCCTTTTCGTCGATCGACTGCGCCCCGCGCACCTCGATGGCATCGGCGACCGTGCGGCGCAATTCCTTCGCCTCATACTCCGTATCGCACCAGATGACGACCGGCCCACTGGTGTCAGCGGCGAGCGAGGCCGCGAGTTCGGCACGCGCCCCGGCGGTCTGGCGCTTAATGTCATGAATCTCCGTGGCACTGACCGCCTCGGCGAACAGCGCGTCACGAATGATCGGTGCGGCAGTCGCCGAGCGGTGCAACCGGACATCAAGCGGCGGCAGCTTGAACCGCGCGCCATCAAAGCCGAGATCGTCGGGCGATTCGGCCATCCGCGCCCAGCCCGCCATCCAGTCCCAAAAATCGGCGGCGCCATGGCCTTTGAGCCGGTAGCGGCCCATCTGCGTCTGATCGGCAATAAACCACCGCATCAGCATTTCGTTCGACGGCATCACGCCTAGAAACTGCGCCTGTTGGCCGAGCTCCATGTGATCGTTCGGCGCGGGCGTGGCGGTCGCTGTCAGGCGGAAGCGCTGCCCGGCAAAGGCACTCATCAGAGCGGCGGTTGTCTTGCCGGTAAAGTTTTTGATGATACTCGCCTCGTCGAGCACCACGGCGCCAAACGCCTCCGGCGTGAGTTTATCGAGCCGTTCGTAATTGCAAATGTTGATACCGTCGCCGACTTCGGACTGCTCCCGAACGATGCGCGCGGCGACGCTAAACTTCTCCGCCTCGGCGCCGATCTGCCAGGCGACGGCCAGTGGCGCCAGAATCAGTGCGCGGCCATTGGTGGCACGCGCCGCCTGATCGGCGAATGCCAGTTCGATCGCCGTCTTGCCAAGTCCGGTATCGAGGAAAATGCCGGCGCGGCCCTTCTCGATGGCGAACTGCGCGCAATGGCGCTGGAAGTCGAACAGGGCGGGCGGCAGCCGCGTTTCGTCGCACGGGACGCCGTGGCTCGCGACGGTCTGGCGCTTGCTGGCGAGGAACTCGGCGTAGTTCATCGCGGCCACCACGTCACCGACGGCGAGCCGCAGAAATCGCAGATGCGCGCGGCGCCCTTGCGGATGTAAACCGGCACCAACTCGGGCAGCCGGCGGGCGACCAGCGGGCGGACTTCGCGCCAGCGGGTCGAGTCGCCCTGTTGTTGAGCGTAAAGAACGGCAATCTCGGCGGACGTATGGCCGGGCCACAGTCGCACCAATTCGAGAACCGCGCGTTGCTGTTTGCCAAGCGCGCCGCTCGCCTTGATTGTGGCGGCGGCTTTATGGGACGTCGCCGGGTCCGTATTCCGGGCGCGGGGCAGATCGGCCAGCAGATCGCCCTGATGCACTTATGCCGCCTCCGGTGGATCGGGCAGCCGCGCCCGCTTGGCGAGCCAGCGTTCACGATACTGCCGGGCTCGGTACTCGTTCAGGCCGATCGGCGCCTCGCCACTACGGGTTTCCTCGTATTGCGCGTGACGCTCGCGCAATAGGCGCGCGTAATCAAACTGCGGACGCTTGTCGGTCATTTCGCAGCCCTCAGCGGCGTCGGCAGTTGCGCCCGCAGTGCGCCGCGGGTGATGCGTTCCAGCTCGTATTGCCGGCGCTGCGGGACGGTTCGCCCCCAGCGGGTCAGCGATTGCCGCTCGATGCCGAGCGCCCGCGCCAATGCAGCTTTCGTGCCAAAGAATCGAACCGCGTCCGCCGTCTTCATGGGCTCGGACTGTAAGCCGACGCCGGCTCGCGTGTCAAGTCTCTTTCCGCGTAAGCCTAGGTTGACAGGCGGCTTGCACGCGCGTAGAAAGGACGCATGGCGGGGCGGTTCCCGCCGACACTCGGGAGACAGCGGCTATGCCCTCAACGATCTATACGGTTACCGGCGCCAAGGGCGCTTTCCTGCCCGACGGGATGCTGACGTGGTCAGGCGTGCTTTGCGCCGACAACCGCCCGTTCGCCCTCTTCAACAACGAGGGGCGTGGCGGCTGCAACACCTACGAAATCAGACCCGATTGGGACGCAGAAGACGAATGGTTCTCCTTCAAGGTTTACGCCGCCAGCAGGCACAACAATCTTGAGCCAGAAGACGCTGAGGTTGGATTATTGTGGGATGCGGCGATGTTGGCCAAGGAGAATTCGCAATGAACACAATTCCGCTTTCCGCCGTCAGGACTCAGTACCGCAAGAACTCCGCTCAAATGCGCCAAATGGCCGCCGACGCCCGGCGTCGGAGCACAAACACAATTAACGGATATACCGTCACCGAACTAGACCGGATTGCAGAGCACTATCAGAAAATGGCCGACGGGGTAATCCCGTGCTTTACACCGCATCATGTCCGCTAGGAGAATTCGAAATGAACCGCCCACTCAAAGATACCGAGCGCCGCTTGTTGGTCGCCCTACTGGCGGACTTCAAGCGCCAGCTCGTCGTTGCGCTGAAGCGGCAGCCCGATCTCACCCGCGACGGGCGCACGAATTACGCGCAGGACATCGTCACCGCCAATGCGATTTTGGCGCAACTCGGGGAGCCACAAGCCGATGACGTATAGCAATCAGGATTTCCGCGACCGGCTGAACGATCAGCGGCGCGAATGGTTCGAGTCCGGCCACGTTTGTTTTCTGGCCGGCGCCGCGGTCGGAGCGTTCGTCATCTTGATGTGGCTGCTATGACGGATCGGCGCGCATCCATCGGCGCCAGCGAGGCCGCCGCAGTTCTCGGGTTGTCGCCGTACAAGACGCCGCTCGACGTGTACTTGGAAAAGACCGGCGATGTGCCAGCGCCGGTGCTTGACAGCGAGCCGGTATATTGGGGGCGGGCGCTGGAATCGCTCATTTTGCAGCGTTACATGGCTGATACGGGCCGCGCTCTCGACGTCGTGCAACAGGTCTATCGCAGTCCTGAGCATCCGTTTATGACGGCGACGCCCGACGCGGTCGGCGCGGATCGCCTGGTTGAGATCAAGACGGCCGGTATCCGGCAGGCGGCGCAGTGGGGCGAGCCCGGCACGGATGCGGTGCCGATTCAATATCTCGTGCAGGTCACGCATCAGATGATCGTGACCGGGCACCAGCTCGCGGACATGGCCGTGCTGATCGGCGGGCAGGATTATCGCGTATACGCGGTGCCGCTCGATCGCGAGCTTGCAGCGGCCGTTATCGAGCGTGAACGCGAGTTCTGGTCCGCCGTCAGCGCCCGCACGCCGCCGGCGCCGACCACGCTCGCCGGCGCCTCATTGCGCTGGCCGCGCGATACCGGCGCCACCGTAGTGGCAAGCCCGGACGTGCTCGAGGCGCTCGCCCGGCTGAAGGCGGTACGCGAGCGGCTGAAGGTCGACGAGGCCGATGCTGACGCACTCGAGCTCGCCGTCAAGACCTGTATGGCCGAGGCCACCACGCTGACGGATGCCGCCGGCGCGGTGCTCGCCACCTGGAAATCACAGTCCTCCCGGCGCTTCGACGCCCAGGCGTTCAAAGCCGCGCACGGTGATCTGTATGAGCAGTTTCGCGTCGCCTCGGCGTCGCGGGTGTTCAGGCTGAAATGAATCGCGGCCAGGCAGGGCTGGGCGCGGCTAGGCAAGGCACGGCTCAGCGGGGCGAGGCCCGGCGCGGCAAGGCGGGGCTGGGCGAGGCAAGGCGCGGCCCGGCATGGCATGGCAGGGTTTTGAGCGTTAACAAACTGGGAGACAGTGAATGACGAAAACATCAACGGATATCGTGCAGGCGACACGCCAAAGCGCCATCATCACGCTCGCCGGCAGAATGGGAGTGGAGCCCGACCAGTTGTTCATGTCCTCGCTGCGCTCCGTGGCCTTCAAGAGCCCGAACGCGACGAACGAGCAGCTCCTGGCGCTGTGCGTCGTTGCCAATCAGTATTCGCTGAATCCCTTCACCAAGGAGCTCTACGCCTTCCCCGACAAGGGCGGCGGCGTGGTGCCAATCGTGAGCGTCGACGGCTGGTCGCGGATCATGAACGATCACCCGCAGTTCGACGGCATGGAATTCGTCGAGGCTGAGGACGGCGCCTGGTGCGAGTGCGTGGTCTACCGCAAGGATCGCGCACACCCGCTGCGGGCGCGGGAATTTCTTGCCGAGTGCAAGCGCAACACGGACCCCTGGCGATCACACCCGCGGCGGATGCTGCGGCACAAGGCGATGATCCAGGCGGCGCGTATGGCCTTCGGCTTTGCCGGCATCTACGAGCCCGACGAGGCCGAGCGGATCATCGAGACTGAGGCGACCGTCATCAGCGCCGCGCCCGCCAAAAGCCGCACCGAGCAGGTCAAGCAGATGCTCGGTGTGCCGCCAGCCGACGAGGCGATGCCGTTCGATGATCAGACGGGCGAGATGTTCCCGATCAGCGATGATCGAGCCATGCCATCGGAATCTGCATGACCCGCCAAACCAAACTGACCCTGATTTGCCGCGAGGCGCGTGTCTCGGAAACCGGCGTCCGCAATCGACTGCGCATGGGCATGTCGCTGGACGAGGCGATCGCCGCCTGTCAGAAAACCGCGCGCGGCCCGTATCTGAAACCCGTGAACTGGTGGCAGCCCGAATATTCCGCGGTCGCCGAATTGATGCGGATGTGGCGGCGGTGATGTTTCACGGGAAACAATAGGGCAGGGCTGTTGTCGCCCTAGGCCACGAGGGCATAGTTCGCCACATACTCGGCGACCGTCCCTGCGCCATCCGCCGTGTTGTAATAATCCTTCCAATACGCGGCCTGCCCGGCGAGATCCTCCGGCAGCGGCGCCGGCACCCGGCGATAGTGGAGGCGACACATGGCGGCGCCATATCTAAGGTTGAACAGCAACGTCGTCGCCGATGGGATGCCGGCCACGGGCTCGGCGAGGCGGCAGGTATCCATGATGCGCGCGCGCAGCGATTGGCGCGGCGTGATGTACATGTGCCAATGGCGATCGTGCGTTGCAGGTTCCATCTGCCAGATGCCGAGCGCCGGGCCGTTCGGCAGTTGTCGCAGGTAGCGCAGCCGGGATTCCTGGGCGGCGGTGCCCATTACCAAGTCTTCGGCGGGTTGACTCCACCAGCCGAGATCGATCAGGACCGGCCGCACGATGAGCTCGCGCAACTGGCGCGGATAGAGGCCGCGAACGGGCATCAGAGCAGCTTGGCTTGTCGGATCGCGTCGTCGAGCTTGTCGAGTGAGGCCCGCGCTTGGGCGGCCAGCGCGTCCAGGTCTTCGACACCGAACGGCCGGCCCTCAACATGCGCGGTATTGATGGCGGCGCTCACGTTCTGCCAGGCCAGCCCCGAATTGGCGACCAGTTGCAACAGCGAATTGACCGCCGCGACGATTTCCAGTGCGCTCATGGTTCTAATCTCACTTCCAGTTGATCGAGCAAGCCCGTCACGATCGCGAGCGTGGACAGCGCGTCCGTGGGCCGCCCGGCGGCGAGCGCCACCTTGGCCGTCATGGCGAGCTGGTAGCCGTGCTCGAGGATACCCTGTATTTCCTGCGCCTGGTCCGGTGACAGACGGCCCGCGACAAGCCGGTTGGCCGTGGTGTCGGCAGTCGCCGTGATCGTGGCGAATGCCACGCCGAGTTTTTCCTCTGGCGTCTGCGCCTGCGGCACCAGGCTGCAGGCCGCCAGCGCCAGGAACAATGACAATGCCCAGTTGCGGTGCGCGTTCATCCTCGCTCCTTCCACCCTTCCGGGTAGACTTTCTCATGTTTGAAATAGCCGACGGCCGAGGCCACGAACGTGGTCGAAAACGAGACCAGTGCTTCGGGCGCCGGCGGACCCCACCCGAGCCAGCCATATAGCAGCCAGAACAGCGTAATGGCGGACCCGGCCAGCGTGGCTGCGGTAATGGTCGATGACGGTTGATTCATAACCCCTCAATTCAGCGGCCAGCGCCGCTCCGTGGTGCCTCTCGGTTCAATTGCGAGCACGGTCGCATTGGTCACGTCGAGCCGCGACCGGACGGTTACCAGGCGGCGTTTGCGTGGATGTGTCGTCCGCCAGACGGCCACCTCGGCCGCCGCCGGCCGCAGCACGACCCGGCAGCGCCAGGACGTCTGATAGACAGTCACCCGCCCTGGCATCCGTTCGACGGCGCTGCCTGTACCGGCCGCCGTGAGCGTTCCGCCGCCAATTAGGGCCACGGTAGCGGTATGGATCGCAAACCCCGCAGCGGCCATCGTGCCGCTTCCGGCGAGGGCGGCGATCCCCGGATGAGTTGCGAATCCAACCGCCGCCAGGGTGCCGTCGCCGGCCAGGTTGGCCGAGCCGGTAATGCCGACGCCGCCAGCCGCGACGAGCTCGCCGGAGCCAACCAGCGCCAGGGTGCCGAAATGCGCGGCATAGCCGGTGGCCGTCAGGCTGCCGTCGCCTGCCAGTGTCGCCGTGCCGAAATGGGTAGCGGCCCCGGTCGCCGCCAGGCTGCCCGATCCGGCCAGTGCAACGATGCCGAAATGCGTTGCAGCGCCGCTGGCGACCAGCGACCCGTCGCCAACCAGCGCCGCGGTGCCGAACTGTTCCGAACCGCCGCCGCCTGCGCCCTGGCTGAACAGCAGCAGCGACATTTACCCTCCGCAGCCGAGCGCCGGCAGGTCGGTCGGCGTGAACTCGATCTGAATCGTGACGTAATCGATCGCCAGCGTGTTGACCGTATCCGTCGACCAGATGGCGCAGCCAAAGCCGCTCGAGTTGATCAATGCAGAGTTCAGCGTGGCGCCCCAGGTGTCGGTAATGCTGCCGTTCGTGCTAACGACCTTCGATGTGCCGCTGACCGTCGTCGGCCCCTTGGCATTGCCGATCAGCGTCGGCGTGGTATCGCTGATCAGTTGCACCATGTAATCGCTGGTGCCGGACCCCGTTTCGCTGGCCTCGACCGCAACGCGCACACCGAGGATGCGAATCGGCGTGCGCACGGTAAAGCCGAAGTTACTGCAGACGAGATAGTCCGTTGGCACGGCGCCGGTCGTATCCGTCGCGTCGTCGGCGGTCGCATTGCCTGGGTTAGTCCACGCATTCGTACCGCCGCGTGCGACGTTGATCGCGGACCCCGGAAACCGCGCACTGGTCGTCGCCATTTACTTGTACAGAAAGACGCAGTCGAGCGCCGTGGTCGGCGCGGTGTTGCCGCCGGCCGTCGTCGCGGCCGCGACGCTGATCGCCGTGGAAAACGGAATGCCGACGGTGAACTCGATGTGCGCCATGCACGACGGCGGGATCGGCACGATCATCTGCGCCGTCGTGGTGCCGACGGTGACGGACGCCGCAGCGACGTTATAGATAATCACATAGGCGACTGACGTGTTCGGGTTATAGCAGATATAGCCGCCGAGTTGCCCGGCGCTTCCCTTTACGGCCTGCGCCGAGTTCGTCAGCGCGGTGTAGGTGTCGCCGCCGTTGGCGTTGAACACCGACCAGCCGCCGGACGTGCGCGGCTGGATCGCCACGTCACCGATCAGATTGGCGCCGGCGGCAATGGACGCCACATCGACATCGCCGATGTTGTTGTTGCCTGCCGCAATCGATGTGACCGGAATGCCGGTCGCGGCAATAAACCGCAGTTTGGCGCTGATCGACCCCGTGGCACTCGCGGCGTCTGCATTGGCGCCGAACGGGTCCGCCGGAACCGTCAGCACGTCCACTTGCAGCTCGCCGCTGGTGTCCGTCTTCAGCGCGCGCGCATTCGTGCCATCAGTGCCGGCCACAAATTCCGCCGTTGCCGGCACTGCGGACCCGGTCGTCGCCTGCGTGCTCGATCGCGTGACGTCCACCTCCAGGCCATTCGCGGCCGTGCCCTCGAGGCCCTCCGTCTGGTTCGAGCCGCCGCCCACCAGTTTGACGAATTGCACATGCGCCGTCGTGCCGCCGTTGACCGCGACCTCGTCGGTGGCGATCAGCGGCGTCGCGGTGCCGGTGCCGGTCGCGGGAATCGTTACGTTGTCGGCCATGTCAGGTCACCGTAATGGTCAGGTTGCCGCTCGTGATCGTGAACGTATCGCCATCGGCGACCGCCACTGTCGGCGACATTACGTTACTGATCCACAGACAGTTGCCGGCGCTCGCGGCGTCCCATAGGCTGACGTAGGAGATCGTCGACGGACTGGTTTCGAGATCAAGATTCGTCCACGAGATGTTGGCATTGGTCGAGACGACGCCATTGGTCACCGTCCCGAGGCTGATCGCGCTGCTGCGATCATAGTTGGTCGGCCCGGTCTTCTGCAGGACGTTCGACGTCCCGTCCTCGCCGGGATCGCCGGTATGCAACTGGACATAGACATTGGCGATGCCGGTGAGCGTCGTATTCTTCAGGACGTTGCAGATCGCGTTTTCGAGATAGTTGGAAATGCTCATGTCGTTACCTCGTGACTTGTGGCGAAACGGTGAAAGTCCCCTGCAGCACGCGCGTCACCACACCGCCGCCGCTGGTAATGATCAGATCATATACGCCGCTCGTCGCCGTGATCGCGGCGGTTGCCGTATCGTCGATAACGACGGCGATCGAACCATCGCTGCCGAGCGTGATCTCGCTGCCGCTCGCCAGGTCGAACACCGTCACCACGTCGTCGAGTTGTTCACGGCCTTGCATGGCGGCCGAGTAGCCGGTCAGATTGATGGCGGCGCCATCGGCATCGCTGACGGTCAGGTCGAGCGTGAAGGTCGCTCCCTGTTCGATGGTCAATGGATAGCGTGCGGCTCCCATGAATGCTCCTTTATGGGCGTTCGCCCACGCGATGACGCCGCTGTTCGCCCTCGACGTCGATCATGCGACGTTCGAGATCGGTGATACGTTGCGAGTTGATCGGGATCTGCTCGGTAATACGGAGCCGGTACTCGATACCGGACAACCGCTCGGCCACGGCCGCTTTCCACGACGCATCCTCCACGTTCCAGCGGTACATATATCCACCGATGGTCACCAGCCCCGACAGGATGGACGCGATCAGCAGATTAATCAGCCATGCCGGAAACAGGTAGCCGGTGGCGCCAGAATCAGACATAACGACGCGGTTCGGCATACTCAGCCCGTCACTCTCAGTCCCGCGCCGTTTTCGGATGGCGTATATGACGTTGACAGCGCGCCTGATGCGCTGCGCGCGCGCAGCCAGTAGTACCGATTGCCACCCGTGAAGCCAATGGCCCGGTAACCTACCGACGCGGGCACTGTAGCGATTAACCCCGGGCCTGGCGCGTCGTGAAAATCAGGCGACACACCCTCCCATATTTCCACTTGCGTGACCCGCGGGTCGTTGGGCAGCGACCAGGCGAGCAAGCCGGCGCCGCCACCGTCGTCGCGCACGGACACGTTGGGCAGCGGTTCGATATTGCGACCGGAGCGCAGCGTCTGCACCCAGCCCTGTTGCCACGAGCTCGTCATGCCCAGCGCGTGACGCGCGCGAATCCGCACGGTGTAAATCGTGGCGCTGGCGAGGCCGCGCAGTGCGTAGGCCGCGGTATCGCCGCGCGGCAGGTAGGCAGCGGTCCAGGTATCGGCCGCCGGCTGGGCATAAATGGCCGTTACCTGCGCCCATTCCAGATCGTAGCCGGCGACGCTCGTGGACGTCGACGGCGACCATGCCGCGTCGATGCCGAAGGCGTAATAGCCATCGTCGGTCACGTCGCGAATCGGCGTCAGCGTAAAGATGACCGGCGGATGTACGTCGAACGGATTCGCCAATTCCGTTCCCGGCGGTTCCTCGTCGTCCGGTTCGCCATCGATGTTGTATGCATCGTCGTTGTACTCGATCAGGGTCAGCCGTACTTCCTCGGTCGACGTGATATTGAAGGCCAGCACCCGGAACTTTTTCTGCGTCCAGCCCGGCACGGAATGCGTGAACGTGATGACGTCGCCGACTTCGACGGCCAGTCCGGCGAGCGTCGTGCTGACCTCGACTCGCAACTGGTAGCGCGACAGCTTCAGCGTCGTTTCGGCAATGCGCCGCGCCTGCGATGGCACGGTCGTCATCGGCAATCGCAAGTCCAGCTGCAGAACGGCCCCGCCATCGGTCGTGCGGTACGTTGGCGAATCGGAAATGGCGAAATCCGGCTTGCTGCGTTTGAGCGTGTTCAGATACTCGGCGCGGACCCGGTTATACCGCGTACCGTGCGCATCCAACACAATATGCAGATTGCCTACGCAATGTGATTCGAGCAGATCGAACGTCGCGGCCTCCGCTTTATCGATGCGCAGCTTGAACATCCCGCCGGACTGGATCAGGAAGCCCATGCACGACGAGAGCAGCGCGCGGAGATTATCGAGCGGATCGTCGTCCGGGCTTATCAGCCCATCGCACTGGAACCGATTGCCGCTGCAGTACGCCGAGGCCTCGTCAAAGCTGGTGACGTCCATCGTGGCGGGATCGAATCCCAAGCCGTACCGCGTATTCGTCATGTAATCGTAAATCGCCCATGCGGGATCGCGGCGCGCGGTTGGCAACCCCGTCACCGGATGCACCGGCGTGATGCCGAAAATGTCGGCGGTAAACGTCGGCACGCTACGGAAAATATTCGTGTTGTATCCCATGACCACGCGCGTATAGGCCACGCCGGCCAGACGGTGATCCGTCGTCCAGGCGCCGACGGGCAGCAGGCCGTTGCCGACGGTCGCCAGGCCGGAGTTATAGACCATGCCCGGATCGGCCGGCTGATCGTCGGCACCGCCATAGGACACGGCATCGAGCACGCGAATGCCGTCCTGCGTGCTCCAATGATCCCAGCCGGTCTGCCAGTCGTCCGCCCAGATCGCATCGATGGCATCGACGCGCCCCTCACCCCAGCAGATGATCAGATTGAGGAAGTGCGCATTGTCGTCGGGCGACGACGGGTTGAGGCGGCTGGTTTGCGCGCAAACAACGACGCCCGATATGCGCCGCGCGTGCCCATAGATCACCGGCAGAGATTCCGCGGAGCCGATGACGTTGACCTCGCTGCCACGATCACGCGCCGCCTTGAGGGCCGCTTTTTGTTTATCGATCTGATTCTGCGCCAGCGCCCCGCCGATGGCGGACGTGAACAGCAGACTGGCGAGCACCTCGGTCGTCAGCGTGCCGGCAATGGCAGCGCCCGCCACGCCCGTCGCAAAAATCGGTATGGCGGCTGGCATCTACGGTCGCCACACGCTGGCGCCCGCGAGCGCCCGCGTCCAGGTGAGACCGACGCCGTTGACCGGGCCGCTGCTGAGTGCCGCGCGACCGAGGCAGATATGCGCACACGGCCAGTCGCGCTCGACGACCAGCACGTCGCCGATCCGCGGCGTGGACTCAATGGCGGCAAAGCCCGCGTCGGCCAGGGTGTCGCGCCAGTTCACCGCGGTAAGTGCCCGCCGCGCCTCGGGCTCCGACCGCCACCACGGGACGACACGCACCGGACGGCCGAGTACCGCGATCGCGCGCAATACGAGCGCCCAGCAATCGGTCTCGCCCCAGACAAACGGCTGCCCGCGCATCGTCTCGGCCCATCGAATCAATGCCACCTCAACCGACACCGAACGTCCTCCAGGAGATGAACGGATAATGCCCGACTGCGCCCCAGTTGAAGGCTTGCGGGAATACGCCGGCGAACTCGAACCCCTTGTCGCCAGGGAAAAACGCCTGCTGCTCGGTATCGTTGGTATGGCGCCCGGAATGATGCGTCTGCGCCGCCAGCCGCGACACGATATCCACGGACACTGCACACGTCCCACTGTCCGGGTCGGCGACAATCAGCGGCTTGTCGATAATCCCGTCGATTAGTACGTTGGGATCGACCAAAACATTATTCCCCTCGTCGAGAAACGCCTTGCGCAATCGTGCCGGCCGGTTCCAGATCTCGATGGACAGGACGACCGCAATAATCGCCTGATCGACACCTGACAGGGTCACCGTCACACGCGGCACAAACAATTCGCGCTGTTCCTCGTAATCAGAAAAACCGAGTAGGTACGCCGGCTGGTAGGTCCGTCCGTCGGGCGCACGGATTTGCACCGGCGCATCGGTCAGAAAAATCGTACCGCCAATGGGATTGTCGATGAACGTCAGGTCGAGCAGGTGGACGGTGCGGCATACCGGCGCACTCGCGGCGTCTCTGACGGCGGCAGTGAGTGTGCGCGGCATCAGGGCGACTCGATCAGGCCGACGGCGAAACCAAGCGCCAGTGCGCACTGGTTCCAGTCGACGCCAAGGGTGTCCGCCATCAGCGAGCAGCGAAACGTCGGCGCGGCGTTGATCGCGGAATTATCGTATGCGATCCGGCGCAATGACGGATACAGCGAAATAGTTGCTTGCCCGCTGCCGTTGCTCGCGACGTCCGCCGTCGCCTGGTAAACCTTGTTATCGCCGGCGATGCTGAAAAAATCGCCGGCCTTGAGCACGGTCGTCGAGTTCGGCCAGCCGTCGGTGATCAGCGACGTGCCGGTTTGCCCGTTGCCATTCACGAGCGGCGTCCCGCCGCCGGCCCCGAGTCGCGGCAAGCCGGTGAGCGTGACATCGAACGTGCCGGCCTGCCCGGCCTGTTTCGTGAGGAATGCCCACAACGGCATAAACGCCGCCCGCGTCATGCCGGCATAACGCAGTTCGATCTGCCACAGTTGCGCGTTGCGGGTGCGGACCTGGCGGGCGAGGCCGTGCGTGACACTGATAAACGACGGCGCGTAGCTGGTGATGGTCGCCTCGAGCGGCGCCGGCGTGGTCGGATAGGAATTGGCGGTCTGTTCGTCCGTCAACAGCCAGTCGGCCGTCGAGTTCACGATCAGGTAGTCGCCATCCGTGTTGAGATACAGTTGCGTCATACGCTCGGCCGCCGGCCCGCGCGCAGTTGCGCCCTGCGCATCAGGTTGACAATGACGTTTTCATTGGCCGCCAGCCAGGCCACGCCCGATTGCGTATCGAGCGCCGTGATGCTGATGTTGACCGGCACACCAGCCGCCGCCAGTTGTCCGTTCGGCACGATCTGCCCAGCCGTGCGCGGCACGAATAATTCCGGCCCCGCCTCGCCCACCAGAAATGGCGAGTTAGCCGATACCGGCCCGCCGCTGGCGCGGCGCTTCGGCAACGTGCTGAGATCGATTTCCGTGATCCCGCCGAGCCCTTGTAACAGGCCGAATACGCTGTCGAGTAGCGGCTGGACGATGGTCCGTTGCACCAGTGACTTGGCGATCACCGTCGCCAGGTTGCGGAACATGTCACCGATGGATTGCGTGGTATCGAAGAATATGTCGGTGATCTCGCGCGCGAAGCCGTCGACTGATTTGCGAATGTCTTCGAGGATAGTGTCCGTGCGGCTAAGCCCGCTGTCGCCGATCTTCGCGGCCGTCGCCTCGAAGTCGTCGACCGCCTGCGCGCGCGCCCTGGCGGCCTCCTGGGAAGACAGCACGCCGAGTTTCTCAGCTTCGGCAATATCCAGGTACTTTTCGGTCAGCCGGTCGAACGGGCTCAACGCCCGCTCGGCGGTCTCGGCCTGCAGCTTTAACGCGGCGATCCACGCGCGGCCCTCCTCGGTCGTGGCCGCAGCCGCGACATTGGCGTCGCCGAGCGCGACGCCGAGCCGCTCGAGTTCGCGCGTCGCGTCGTCTGCC